ATAGACCCAGTTGATCGCGTGGATCAGCTCGTGCTGGACGACGTTCACCGCACGCTGGCGATGCAGGGTGTCGTCGAGGTAGATGCGGAAGGTCTCGAAGTTGGTGATGCCGTCGCAGCCCTCGAGGATCGGGTTCTCGGCGGGCGTGGAGACAGTCAGCCGGAACGTGTACTGCCCGATCTTCACGCGGCGTGGCAGGCCGTTGAATACGTCATTCATGACTGAGCCTCGGCGGTGGCCATGACGCTCTTGATGAAGCGCACGAATGCCTCCGAGCCAGTGGCGCCCATTTCGGCCTCGATCTGGGCCATGAAGCGGGCAACGTGACGCTCGTCGGCGCCTGGAATCGACTTGAAGCCGAGCGCCTTGTCGATCTTGACCTCTCGAGCATCCACTTCGGCGACTTTCTGAGTACTTTCTTCCGCCTGCTTGGCCACCTCCACCTCGATGTCGTCCACGAACGCATCGGCGTTGAAGTCGCCCAGGTCAGCTTCCATGAACTCGAGCTCCTTCTTGTCGAAGATGCCCTCGAGGTCGAAGTCCAGGTCGGCGAGCTCCTTCTGGAGGATCGCGCTGTCGATGTCGGAGAGCGCCACGCGGTTGTCCGCCAGGCGGTAGGCGCGTTGAGCGGCCTCCGACAGGTTGTCGATCACCTTGATGGGCACATCCTTCAGACCGAGCTTGAGTGCGGCCAGACGACGACCGTGGCCGGCCAGGATCACGCCCTTCTCGTTCACGACGATCGGGTTGCCGACCCAGCCGAACTCCTCGATCGACTTGGCGATCTTCTCGACCTGCTTGTCGTTGTGGATCTTGGCGTTCTGCTCGTAGGGGGTGATCGTGTCGATCGTCCAGGTGCTCGTCTTGCTCATGCGGCGTTTCTCCAGTATTCCTTGAATTGCTCGATGGTCATGTCCTCGGCTTCCTCATCGTGCAAGCTGCCTTCATCTTCGTCGTCGTAAGGCTCGAAGTTGTCCGCGTCCTCGCAGTCATCGCACTGCTCGGGGTCGTACTTGCGATTGATGCAGCTATCGCACTCTTCGTATTTGTCTTCGGCCTTCACGGTGTCAGTCTTTCTTTGTGAGCAGATGGACCAAGGCATTGCCTGCATTAGAAAGTGAGTCTTCATCGGTAAATCTCTGTTCTTTCATCGTCCTATCGACCAAGTCAGTAATGACTGACACATCATCGACAGGAACCTTGAAACGCATGATTTGGTGGGTTTGTGCAGGTTTCGGGGCTGCACTCTTGGGAAGTTCTTCATCGTCTGGTAGATCAAGATCGTCCAGCGATATATTGACACTTGAGAAAATTGAAGCGAAGTCGCTTTCGGAAAATGGCATGAAACTGGCAAGCTCTTCTGCTCCAACTCCGATGTCGTCGAGCAGTTCGGCCAGTTGGAGAGTGTCATCGGCGCCATACCGGCCGTTGTCCACCAGGCTGATCTCTTTGGCCTTCTTGTCGGTGATGCGGCCGAGATTCACGACCGGCACTTCGGTCATCTTCAGGCCCTGGGCAGCCTCCCAGCGATGCTGGCCGCCAATGATCTCGAGCGTGCCGTTGATCTCGCGCACGACGATCGGCTTGAACATGCCGAAGCGCTTGATGGACTCCTCGAGCTTCTGCTGGTTCTCGGGGGACACCACGTTGGTGTTCCAGGGGTTTGGTGAAAGCCGCTCGGGGGCGAGGGTTTCAACCTTGATCTTGTTGGTGTTCACGGCAATGTTTCTAAGTCACTGGTGACGGGACTATAATCCTTATATAAGAACTTGGCAAGCCACATGACAATAAATTCTTCCGAAGCCGTGACGATCGCCCACAACGCAGTTGTCGCAAAATTGCATGAACCTAGCCGTTCAGTGAAACTCCGTGTGCAGTCGCTGCTGTCCTACAAAGTTGAAGGTGCCGAACATTCAGCATCCTTCAAGATGGGCAACTGGGACGGCCGCAGCTCGTTCTTCGACTTCCGCACCGGCACCTTCCCCGCCGGCTTCGTGAACTTCGTGGCGGGCAACCTCACTCGCGAGGGTTACCGGATCAACCGCGTCCGAAAGCCCCTGCCGCTGCCGCTGGGCCCCGAGAAGCCCAAGGTTGACGCCTTCCCCGAAGACCCGCGCTACGACTACCAGATGGAGACCGTCAACCGGCTCCTGAAGCACGGCTCGATGATTGCCCAGGTGGCCACGGGTGGCGGCAAGTCACGGATCGCCCGTCTGGCGTTCATGCGGATCAACCGCCCCACCCTCTTTCTGACGACGCGCGGCATCCTGATGTACCAGATGAAGGAGACGTTCGAGAAAGACCTCGGCATCCCCTGCTCGGTGCTCGGTGACGGTCAGTTTGGCCACACCGACAAGGACGGCCGCCAGTTCATCAAGAAGATGAGCGTCGGCATGGTGCAAACCCTGGTGTCACGCCTCCAGGAGCCCAATCCCGACGATCCTGTGGACGTTCAGAACCGTCAGACCGCCATTCGCAACCAGACGATCGCCCTGCTCGGCAAGTTCGAGTTCGTGATCGGGGAAGAAGCTCACGAGGCGTCCGGCAACTCGTACTACGAGATTCTTCGCCACTGCAAGAACGCCCACTACCGCCTGGCCATCACCGCCACGCCCTTCATGAAGGACAACGAAGAGTCGAACATGCGCCTGATGGCCGCGTTCGGCTCGATCGGGATCAAGGTCTCCGAGAAGATGCTGATCGACCGAGGCATCCTGGCCAAGCCGATCTTCAAGATCGTGACGCTCAAGGACAAGCCCAAGAACCTGTTGCGGGGCACACCCTGGCAGGCTGCCTACCGGCTGGGCATCGTGGGCAACGAGGAACGCAACCGCCTGGTGGTGGCCGAGTCCGCTCGCGCGGCACGTCACGGTCTGTCCACGATGGTGCTCATCCAGCAGAAAGCGCACGGGCATGCCCTGCTCGAGCTGATGGCGCAAGCGGGGATTCGCGCTGAGTTCATCTACGGTGAGAACGACCAAGCCGAGCGCAAGAAAGCGCTTCAGAAGCTCGCCACCAACGAGGTGCAAGTGCTGATCGGTTCGACCATTCTGGACGTGGGCGTTGACGTTCCTGCGGTCGGTCTGGTGATCCTGGCTGGCGGTGGCAAGGCCGAGGTTGCTCTGCGCCAGCGGATCGGTCGCGGTCTGCGAGCCAAGAAGTCGGGTCCGAACATCGCGCTGATCGTGGACTTCTATGACGAGCACAACCGCTACCTGAAGGAGCACAGCCTTCAGCGCATCTCCATCATCAAGGGCACCGAAGGGTTCGGCGAGAACATCCTGCCCGACGGCGAAGACTTCAACTACGCCAGGCTCGGGCTGACAAAAAGTGATCTTCCAGTAACTCAGTCGTGACAAAAGGCGTGCTTTTCAGGTAAAGTTCTACAAACCACGAAAGGCCGCCATGAACCACGCTCTCATCCTCAACCTTGCAATCATCGGCCTTATCGTCGTAGTGCTTGTGATTACAAACAATCCGCTGGCACTTCTGGGTATTGCGTTCATTCGAGACATGCCGTATGGTCTTCTTCAGCAAGAGGAAGAAGAAGAGGATGAAAAAGGCCGACCCATCGGCTTTGTTCACTCTGACGACTGACCAAACCCGTCTATACTCGGGACATATCGAGTTTCAGACACTCCTCCTCAAGCCCCTCTTTAGGGGCTATTTTTTTGCTCGTGTTTTGTATAAGTTTTCGCGGTTCTTTGCTATACTACCGTTAGCAACTTTGCTGAAACTAACCGGAGAAACACATGACTACACCCAAGCGCACCGCCATCGTCCTCGAAGCCGACATCCAGGAGAAGGTGGCCACGATCGCCAAGACCTACAAGCTGTCCCAGGGCATCGTGATCCAGACCATGATGGACATGGTCGGCAGCACCCCCGAGTTCGACGCCGCGCTCAAAGCCAAGCGTGAAGACAAGGTCTCCAACCGCACCGGCAAGACGGCCATCCTGAAGAAGCTCTCGAAGCTGTCGGCCGAAGAGCTCGAGGAGCTGGCTAAGAGCTTGAAGGCTGCGGAATGACACCCGAGCAGTACCTGGCGCTTGCCAGGCGCAGCGGGGCGACCGTCTACACGAACCGCAACTACCCACTTCAGCCCGCAGTTGCCTTCAGCCACAGCTCGTGGCTGAAGTTCTGCGAGCTTCTGGCCAAGCCAGCTCCGGGTGATCTGTCAGTCGTGACGGATGATCCCTGCCCAGGGTGCCGACCTGGAACCGCCTGTCGCACACCCACCTGCGGACGCCTGGCCAAGATCAACCTCGCTCGAGCCAACCAGATCGCCGAAACCGTCGATTCCGCGCTTGAGAAGAACGGCGGAAAGACCGGCTGGCCACCGACGCTGCTTCAAGACGACAGCCGCAAGCTCTCGAAGTGGTTTGCATCGCGCCCTGATGCGCTCTACGTCCTCAGAAAGAACCTGAAATGAAAGCCCTGAACCTCAACCTTGCCATTCTGGCTGCACTGCTCGGCACCTTGATTGGCTGCTTTTTCGCCTACCACCACGAGCAGAACGAGCTGAACCGTAAGGCGTACTACGAGTGCCTGCGCGTGACCGAAGAGATCGCCAAGTCGGACGACCGCAACGGTGTTCGGATCGTGTCCACCCCTCACTGCAACATCCGATGATCGAGATCAAGAAGCCCAACGGCGAGGTCTACATGACCGTGTGGCTCGAAAGTGGCCAACTGAAGATGCAGCTCATGGGAGCTCGCCTCGAGGGTCAACGCCCAGTCATCCACCTGGATGAGAAGGTGCTGCCGATGCTTCGGGATGCGCTCGACACACTCTCAGGAAACGATCGTTTCCCCGACGAGAACAACCGCGTCGCCATCGACCGAGCCTGCTTCGATCGAGGCTGTGCCTGCTTCGACCCCCGAATCGACAAAGACTTCGTCCTTGCGGAGAAACGACCATGATCCATCAGATGTTCTCGGTGCCGGTTGGCATCTACGACAGCGACAATGACGCGCTGAACGCGAGCCTGCTCGAGGCGATTCGGGAAAACCCGATCCACGAAGCCGGTGTGGACCTTCTGAAGCGAAGCCACCCCGCGATCACCGAGCTTCGCCAGCTCTTTCTGAAGAACGCCACGGAGATGCTCGCCGAGCGCTTCCCGGAGTTC